CAATGACACAGGGACTAAGGGCCACATGGAGTGGTGTAAGTACAGTGCTTCTGTTTTGCTTGTGCCGCCTAATCGATTCACTGGCGGCGGTTTTTATTTTAGGGATCAGCCTAGTGATCCTGTTTTTCATTTTTGTGATTTATTGGTTTATAGCAGTGGCCCTGAGAATGTTCATAGTGTTGCCAGGAACAGTGGCGAGAGGGTTGCGTTAATTATGTTCTTTGGGGGATCGAAGGATGGTCAGGCAGAACAAGCAAAATAAGGTTGTTATACCTTACAACCCGCGGCCGTTGCAAAAAGTGTTTCATAAGCAGTCTAGGCGATTTAGTGTTGCGGTGGCCCATCGACGCTTTGGCAAGACGGTCATGGCGATTAATTGGTTATTGAAAGAGGTTTTAACATCACCTCATCCCCGCGCCCAGGGAGCTTACATTGCTCCGACTTACGGAGCGGCGAAAAGGATTGCTTGGGTGATGTTGCGCGATTACGCCGGTGTGTTGCCTGGCGTGAAGTTTAATGAGGCTGAGTTGCGGTGTGACTTTGCTGACGGTCAGCGGATTTGGTTGTTAGGATCAGAAAATCCAGACGCATTGCGGGGCATGAGGCTCGATGCATGCTGTCTGGATGAATATGCTGACATGAATTCTCGGTTGTTTCCAGAGATCGTCAGGCCAGCCCTGTCAGACTTTGGTACTGGTAAGTGTTTATGGATCGGGACTCCCAGAGGCGAAAACCAGTTTAAAGAAATTTACGACACCGCTAAGAGAGAGATGGAAGATGGCAACGACGAATGGTTTGCGATGTTGTTTCCGGCTTCAAAGACTGATGTTTTAGCACAAAAAGAGTTAGACGCTGCTAGGGCGACTATGGATGAGAGCCAATACCTACAAGAATTTGAGGTATCGTGGGCAGCGGCGTTAATTGGTTCATATTATGCAAAGCAGTTGGATAGTATCGACTTAGCTGGTCAAATTGATCGAGTTCCTTGGGAACCGAACCTTCCGGTAACAACCAGTTGGGACTTGGGAATTGCGGATTCCACCGCGATTTTCATGGTACAGCAAGCAAAAAACGAACAATATCTTAGGGTTATTGACTATTACGAGGACACTGGTGAGGGTTTACACCACTACATAAAGGAATTGCAGAGCCGTCCGTATACTTATGATAAGCACCTTTTCCCCCATGACGTTATGGTGCGGGAATTAGGAAGCGGCCATAGTCGTTATGAGACGTTACAAAGCCTGGGGGTGCGACCGACTGTTGTACCTAAACTATCCGTTCAAGACGGAATTGAAGCAGTGCGCGGATTGATCCCCAGGTGTTACTTTGACCGCGGTAATGTTGCGGAAGGTTTAAAGCACTTACGCCATTACCATCGTCAATTCAATGATCGCACTGGCGATTGGAAAGATAAACCGAACCACGACAAATCAAGTCATGCGTGCGATGCTTTCCGATATTTAGCGGTAGGCTTGCGTGACGGTAGCTCTGATGAATTGGCACACGCTGCTAGGACAGGCCGTATGTCAAACGGTCTTCCTGTTATGGCGGCGATGGATACGGATTTTGGTTGATATTGTCCCAGCCAGATACGGTGACGTTGTTTATATTGCGCGCAATATGCGTAAATTGGACGCTGAAGAAATTTTGCCTCTAACATGGTCAAGAAAGCCGGAAGATTTAGCCGCGGGTGTTTGTGCGTCTAATGGTATTGCCAATGTTGCACTTTCTTCTGGCCGGCCTGTAGCGGCTTGGGGCGCAACAATGACTCGGCCTCAAATGTGGACAGTCTGGATGTTTTCGACAGATCGATGGCCTGATGTGGCTTTGACAGTTACTAGGAATATTCGTCGGGTAATGATGCCGTCAATGATTGAATCTGGAGCGGTCCGTGCAGATTGTTGGTCGATGGATGGGCATGACACTGCTCACCGTTGGTTAGAGGTTCTCGGTGCGTTACGTGAATGTTCAATAGAAGATTACGGTGCAACCAGAAAAACTTTTCATTGTTACTCATGGACGCGTTCTAGGTTAGAGCGTGATGGAGATTTTAGTCATGTGCGTAGGTCCGTTAGCTCCCAAAATGCCAACCCCACCAGCACCGCCACCGCCACCGCCAGCCCCGCCAACCAGAGACGACCCTCAAATAAATGCAGAGGCAACGGCGAAAAGAAAACGTATTTTGGCGCAGAAGGGACGGAGTTCGACCATCTTGTCTGGGCCATTAGGTGATGAAACAGACGCCAATGTTGGCAAAACTTTGTTAGGAAGTTGATTATGTGTGGTGACGGGCCCGGTTCAGAAGGTGGTTATGGCAGCAATACTGCTTACGGACCAAATACAAAAGGGACTTTGTCACAATCTTTTGCGACTACTAACCCTGGGACAACCGTTGGAATAGATGAATCTATGGGTAACACTGTAGGAAATTTTGCTAAAGCTAATGCAAAATATGTTGCTGCCGCTTTGATTCCAGGCGGCATGGCGGCTTTGGCTTTAAGTAGTCTTGGTTTAAAGCCAGGAAAACCAACTAAAGGCGGCAAGCCCCCTGACGGACGCGCTGACGGCCGCAGAAAGGCAATTGCTAGTAAGGCCGTGGCGGCAAAAACGTCACCAGCCTTAACGCCAACGCAAGATACTCTTGGTGTCCCGGCAGCACCAGCAAGGTCTAAAAATATTACTAATCGTAGGTCTAACGTCCTTACTGGGTCGCAAGGCATCTTGGGTGCTGCCAATGTTGGTAAGACGCTTCTAGGAAGTTAATATGTGCAATCCAGAAATGATGAAAACTTTTCAAACGCAATCTTCAGGGGTTAAACCGTCTACCGGCTCTTTAGGCTACCGTTTAGACCAAGGTCAGCGTGTAGCATCTTCCAATGCTGGTGGCGGGACTAATGGTTCAACAATTTTAAGCGGCACCCCGCGAAACAGCGGTGTTGATGCACAACGCAAAACGACAATGCTAGGCATTTAATATGGACAACAATGAAATTTTCAAACGGTTTGAGCTTTTGCGTAATGGACGCGGGGTGTGGGAATCTCATTGGGAAGAAATTGCGGAGCGGGTGCTGCCTCGATCGGCAGAGTTTGTGGGTGAGCGTGAGCAAGGCGACAAAAGAACAGAGAAATTATATGATGCTACAGCGGCTTTAGCCCTAGAGAGGTTTGCTGCGGCTGTTGAATCTTTATTAACTCCCCGCGGAGCGCGTTGGCATACGTTACGTTCAACTAATGAAGCATTAAATAGAGATGATGAAGTTAGAGCTTGGTTCGACCAGGTTGAGAACTCGATGTTTTCACACCGGTATTCTCCTAAAGCTAATTTTGCAGGTCAGATTCACGAGGGTTATATGTCTCTCGGTGCTTTTGGGACAGGTGCTACGTTTGTGGATGAGGGGCCAACTCGCGGTTGTATCTATCGAGCGTGCCATTTAGCCGATGTTTTCATTGCAGAGAATGAACACGGCATGGTCGATACAGTATTTCGACACTTTGAAGTGTCTGCTCGTCAGGCTTTGCGAATGTTTGAAGACGGCGACCTGTCTGATGATTTACGCAAGGCGGCAACTGACACTCCAGATGCCAAAGTAAAACTATTGCACGTTGTTATGCCTAGGTATGACCGTGATCCTACAAAAATAGATCGCAAGAACGCGCCGTGGTTTGGTGGATACTTTGAAGTTAAAACGAAGCAGATGATTGAAGAAGGCGGGTTTAATACCATGCCTTACATTGTTTCACGTTACGTTACAGGGCCGCGTGAGACTTATGGCCGGTCACCAGCTATGACTATTTTGCCAGACATCAAAATGATAAACGAAATGTCTAAAACGGTTATTCGGGCGGGACAAAAAGTAGTTGACCCACCACTTCTTGTTGCTGACGAAGGCGTTATGTTCCCCATAAATTCTAATCCTGGAGCCGTTACCTTTGCAAGAATGGACGGTCGTAACATACCGCCAATTCAACCTTTGCAAACGGGCGCAAGGGTAGACATTGGTTTTGAAATGATGGAGCAGCGGCGCAAAGTTATTAATGATGCCTTCCTGGTAACTTTATTTCAGATATTAGTTGAAACCCCAACAATGACGGCGACAGAGGTTTTGCAACGCGCACAAGAAAAAGGTGCTTTGTTAGCTCCGACCATTGGTCGTCAGCAAACAGAGATGCTGGGGCCGCTTATTGAGCGGGAGTTTGATGTACTCGAATCACAAGGACTTATCCCCCCCTTGCCCCCAGCGTTAATTGAAGCCGGCGGCGAATATGATATTGAGTATGTCTCACCGTTGAGCCGAGCCATGAAAGCAGAAGAAGGCGTTGGTATCCTACGCACTTTAGAGATGGTGCAACCAATTGCCGCCGTTGATCCAGGTGTTATGGATAATTTCGATACCGATGAGATAACCAGAATTTTAGCTGACACCAACGGTGCGCCACAAAAAATCCTTCGCAATAAAGCTGACATTGACGCCAAACGTCAACAGAAGGGGCAGCAAGAGGCCGCACAGCAAATAATTCAAGGTGCGCCACAGGCGGCAGACGCTGCTCTTAAAGTTGCTCAGATCGCAGATATGGGGCAGCTAGGGCCATCACAGTCTTAACAATTCATTGGGGGATCAATGGTAAAGCCTACACAAAACAAAGTTCAAGCAGAAATAATGCAAGCGTATCGTGAGATTTTTCTGCATACGCCACAGGGCCAGATTATCTTTAAAGATTTATTAAAGTCATCCGGTCTTTTTAATATTAGCGGCGTCCAACCAGATGGTGCATTACAACATATGGAAGGTGGCCGGGATATGGTGCGAAGGATCATAACGATCTTAGCATTGGACGAAGACCAAATCACACGCATAGCAATAGGAGACACTACTAATGTCGATTGAAGCAGAAGAGTCCGTTCTTGTAGCGGGTAACTCAGAAGCTGGGGAAGCTACCTGGAATTCTGGGTTAACTGATTATGATGAGCTAGTAACGGCCAAAGGGTGGTCTGGGCCTGGTGACGTTTTAGAAAGTTACGTTAATCTAGAAAAAGCGGTAGGTGCCGACAAAGTGGTTCTGCCACTGGCCGACACCGATTTAGCTGAGTGGGAAGGCTGGTCGAAATTAGGTACGCCAGACGATGCAGAGGGCTACGATTTAAGCGCGCCAGAAGGCATGGAACAGTACGACCAAGGGCTGTCCGATTGGTTTAGAGAAGCCGCCCATTCAGCAAAAATGCCAGCATCTATGGCCCAGGCCATGCACGACAAGTTCGTTGAACGTATGGGTAGCTCTTATGCAGAGCAAGAAAGTAACTATCAGGCCCAGCAAGAAGCCTGGGAAGGCGAACTAAAACAGGAATACGGCACAGCATTTGATGAACGGGTTGCCGCGGCTAGGGGTGCTATTAGAGAGTTTGGAACACCAGAACTTCAAGCGGCCCTTACAGCAAGCGGAATGGGTTCTAATCCAGAATTTGTCAAAGCATTTGCCAAGATAGGTATGGCCCTAGGCAAAGGGCCACAATTTAAAGACGCGGAAGGGTCTGGTCAATTTGGTACTACACCAGAAATGGCACAAGAACAGATCGCGCAAATCCGAGCTAATCCGGCTCTGTACGACGAGAGCCACGCAGAACACAAACTTCTCAATGAAAAATTGACGAAGCTAAACCAATTAGCTTACGGTGAAGAACCCGTTCGTTGATACTCAGATGGGCAACCCGCAAGGGTCCATCAAAACGCCTACAGGGTCCGTTTTACGGGCAACCCTTTTAACCTACTTTTATTTTAACCAACGCAAAAGGAGAATTGACTATGTCAGTTCAAATTACTACTGCGTTCGTTGAGCAGTATAAAGGTAATGTCGAACACCTCGTTCAACAGAAGGGTTCCCGCCTTCGTGACTGTGTCTCAGTTGAGTCCGTCACGGGCAAGAATGCTTTTTTTGAACAGATCGGCTCTACCGCGGCTCAAGTTCGCACAAGTCGTCATAGCGATACGCCCAGAATGGACACACCCCATTCTCGTCGTCGCGTTTCATTAGCAGATTATGATTGGTCTGACCTTATTGACAATGAAGATAGGGTAAGAATGTTGATCGATCCTACAGGGCCGTATGCGAAAGCCGCGGCGATGGCTATGGGCCGGGCAATGGATGATGTTATCATTGCAGCCGCCGATGGCACTGCTTTCACTGGCGTAGCCGGTGGAACTTCAACAGCGTATGCTGCCGCCATGACGGTCGATGTCCAGGTTGGTGTCTCACCGGCTGCAGACACTGGCTTGAATGTTGGCAAACTTCGCGCTGCCAAACAGTTGCTTGATGCTAACGAAGCTGAAGATGGTGATCGCGTTATGGTTATCAACGCAAAGCAACTTCAAAATCTGCTTGCAGAGACTGAAGTTACATCAAGCGATTTTGCCGCTATTAAAGCCTTGGTTCATGGAGAAGTGGACACTTTCCTAGGCTTTGATTTTAAACGTACAGAAAGAATTGGCGTTGATTCTAACAGTGACCATAAAGTTCTGTATTGGCAAATGGCTGGAATGAAGCTCGCTATAGGCAGTGAGCCACAAGTCAAGATCAGTGAGCGTGACGACAAAAATTACGCTACGCAGGTTTTCACTTCAATGTCACTTGGTGCTACCCGGATGCAAGAAGACCTTGTCGGGTACATCGAATGTGACCCAACCTAAAAGGAGGACTTTGATATGGCTGTTACTTCCCAAAAGTCCGTCGAATACACTAATGCGACTGCTTCTCCACCGGTAAACAACAACACCACGGAGCAGCATGGCAGTATTCGCTTGGCCTTTTTTACCCACGATCAAGTTGGAACGGGAGACACTGGTTCCAGTGTTGCTCTCTGCGAACTTCCGGCTGGTCGAGTTCGTGTTTTAGCTTCTCTTTCTAGAGCTTATGTAAACTGGACAACTAGTTCAGCTACACTAGACCTTGGCTGGGATGCCTATACAGACCTAAATGGAGATGCTGTAGCGGCTGATCCAGACGGGTTAGTAGACGGACTTTCTGTTGACACAGTAGGTTTCTTTACGCTTGAAGGTGCTATTGCAGCTAACCTTCTTACAGGAGGCACTTACGTGTTTGAAAGCAAAGAGGGTGTTGTTATCCGCGCTACTGCGACTGACAATGCTCAAGTAGCCGGCGACGACCTCGTTGGTTATATTGCTTACGTTGCATGATTGATTGGGAAGGGGCAGCAATGTCCCTTCCCGTCTTTCTTTAGGAGATGTTTGATGGCAACAACTTTTGTCGAGATAGCAAACCGGGCCATCACATATCTTGGTGGCGACCCTATAACGTCACTATCAGACGACACAAAAGAAGGCCGTTCTTGCAATAGGTTGTTTGAGCAAACAAGAGATCAATTATTGAGAGATCATCCTTGGAACTTTGCTATTAAGCGTGCCAGCTTGGCAGCTAACGCTATTGCTCCAGAATACGAATACACAAACGCTTTCGATTTCCCTGATGGAACTTTAAGAATTATCGAAGTTAACACGACTGAGGACTGGGCTGTTGAGGGAAGGCAAATTGTTAGTGATGCCGCTGCTCCTTTGCAAATTGTTTACATTGAAAGAGTAACAGACCCTAATTTGTTTGACGCAAAGTTCATAGAGGCTTTTTCGTTACGCCTTGCCGCTGATATCGCCTACGATATCACAGCATCTCAAACAGTTGCCGCAACCGCAGAACAGAAATATTCGGCTCTATTACAAGAGGCTCGATTAGTAGACGCTCAAGAGAGCTTGTCTGCTAGTGAACAATCCTGGCTGACGGCAAGAAGCTAATGAGTCGTGTATCAACGATACAGACAAATTTTACCGCTGGGGAATTATCCGAAGAGCTTTTTGGCCGTGTTGACATTTCAAAATATGCCAATGGTGCGG